TTAGCGCCGGGCGGTCAAGTAGGATAATGTCAGCAATCTCTACCCTACGAGGAACAATCGCTACCGCGCTAACTGACAATACGGCGTGGCAGGTGTTTTCCTTCCCACCTGCCACACCGCTTGCTAATAGCATTGTGGTGCAGCCTGGCGATCCATACATTGAGCCAAGCAACGACCATTACAAAGCAATTAAGCCTAAGGTTAACTTTAAGCTCATAGTGCTAACCCCTATGTTTGACAACCAAGGCAACCTAATTAACATTGAAGATTATTACCTGAATATAGTAAACAAGCTGGAAGCATCATCAATTGCCTATACAATTGGAACTTTCAGCGCCCCAGCAGTCTTAACCGGAACAGCAGGCGATTTGTTGTCCGGGGAAGTATCAATCAGCGTTCTATCCGATTGGAGTTAATATGGCTGATAATGACAAAGAGCGTGAGGCTTTTCTGATCAAGATTGGTCAGGTTGCCCCTAGCGCAGAAAAGAAAGAACCAAAACCAACAAAGAAAGATGAGGAGTAATCGTGGCGATTACGCTTAATAATAAGGTCGGATTGAAAATCAACGCGATTGACCTATCCGATCATTGCACATCAGTAACACTAAATCAGACAGCAGATGAGCTGGAAGTAACCGCCATGGGCGATTCTTCACACAAGTTTGTCAAGGGATTGGAATCAGCTACCCTTACTGTTTCATTTCTCAATGACCAAGCAGCTGCCTCAGTATTAGACACATTGTCAGATGCTTTTGGTACAACAGTTGCATTCAAGCTAATCCAAGACAAAGTTGCAGCAGTAGCAGCAACCAATAAATTATTTACAGGTGATATTTTAATCAATAACCTAACTCCGATTAACGGCGCGGTTGGCGATATGTCCACACAAGATATTACATTTACTGTAAACTCAGTTGTAACAGTAGCCGACACCGGCACGTTCTAATTTAACAAAGGGGCAAAAATGGCAAAGCTAATTATTACTAGGGCAGATGGCACTAAGTCTGATCATCAGATTACGCCAGCAGTAGAGTACGCTTTTGAGCAGCAGTTCCGCAAAGGCTTTCATAAAGCCTTCCGCGAGGATGAAAAGCAAGAGCATATTTATTGGCTTGCATGGGAATGTCTACGCCGCGCTGATGCGCCTGATGTCAAACCTTTTGGCTCAGCGTTTCTTGATACTTTAGCTGCGGTAGATGTGGTGGCAGACGATTCCCCAAATGGCTAACGCGCGATTCCTTTACGTATAGGGTTGCTCAGCTGAGTATCCATACCGGAATTGCGCCTAGCGAGTTTATTAAGATGGACACAGATTTGCTTAAGGCTTTCTATGAAGTCTTAAAGCAACAGGCGAAAGAGCGAGAGAATGCCAATCGTAGTAGAAGGAATCGTAGGGCTTAGGAAAGCCTTGCGAAATTACGATACTAACTTGCTTAAAGAGTTTGATAATAAAGTTAAAGCAGAACTCAAGCCGATTGTAAATGATGCTAGAAGCAAAGTGCCTAATTCTGCACCTGGCAATCTGTATAACTGGACAGACACAGGCAAAGAACGTAAAAGCCGAACAGGCCGAGCAAGGGCGTTTCCTAGTTACAATGCTAGTTTAATAAAAAAAGGTTTGACCTATTCACTAGCAAAAAATAGACAAGACAAAACTGGGTTTGTGTCTATGTTTACTTTGTTTAATAGATCAGCAGCAGGTGCGATAATTGAAACCGCTGGCAGAGCAAACCCATCAGGATCATCACGCAGCGAATCAAATAACCCAAATGCTGGTCGTACCTTTATTGGTGCTATGAATGATATTGGTGGCTTAAAAGATTACAAAGGGCAAGGACAAAAAACAACAGGCCGATTATTGTTTGCAGCGTATTGGCGTAACCGAGGCAAAGCCCTAGATGCGATTATGAAAGCAATTGACGTTGCAAATGTCCAAGTAGGTCGGGAAATTGACAAGAGCAAGAAATTGGTGGCGTAATGGCTTCTTCAGATATTCTAATTAATATCATTGGACAATTCCAAAAAAAGGGATTTAACGATGCAGATAAAGCATTTGGGAAGTTAGAGAAAAGCGCCAAATCATTAGGCCGCGTAATAGGGGTTTCTCTAAGTGCTGCCGCTATAACTGCTTATAGTAAGAAAGCAATATCTGCTGCAAATGCAGACATCAAATCACAAAGACTTTTAGCTGTATCACTTAACAATGTCGGCTTGGCTTACGCTAAAGTAGATGTTGAACAATTCATACAAAGATTGCAAGAACAAACAGGCATTTTAGATGATGAGTTAAGACCTGCATTTGCTCAGTTAGCACAAATAACAGGATCAGTTCGCCGTTCCCAAGAGTTGCTTGGACTTGCTTTTGATGTTTCTGCCGGCTCAGGTAAAGACATTAATTCCGTTGTTGACATTTTGACTAAAGCATTTTTAGGCAATACAAAAGGTTTGAAATCTTTAAACTTAGCTTACACAGATGCCGAACTTAAGGCAATGGATTTCAATAAAGTTGTAACAATCCTATCTCAGCAGTTTGCAGGCCAAGGCGCAGCTTCAGTTGAAGGTTTTGAAGGCAAAATGAACTTGCTCAATGTTGCAGCTTCCAATGCAACAGAAACAATTGGTGTGTCTTTAATAACTGCACTTGAGTTGTTATCAGCCGATAATTCTATTGAAACTGCTACAAAGAAAATGAAAGGTTTTGGAGATGCTATTGCCAATAACATTACGGCAACAGCATATTTAATTAGAGAATTAGGCAAGATACCTGGCGCAGGTGTTCTCGGCAACATATTTGGTTTTATTGAAGATCGGATTTCTTTCTTCTCACCTTCCAATGCCGCTAACCTGTTAAAACAGATTAAAGGCTTTCAAGGTATGGGCAACATATCTGTTACAAAATCTAGCCAAGATACACAAAAGGCACAGATTGATGAAGCAAGACGAGCAGAAGAAGCAGCGCTAAAACGCCAAAAAGAAATCTTGGCATTGTTAAAGCAACAAACTAAACAACAAAAAGCTATGGCCGCTGCTGCCAAAAAACAGAAACAAGAAGAAGGCATTTTATCCGAAATCAATAAGCGGTTTGAAATGGATCGTATACAAATTGCTGCTGCTTTAGGCGGTCAGATTAATGATGTAGAACGCCTACGCCTAGAGCTAATGCAGGCCATTCTTGATGAGGATGTAAAGCGAGCCATTATTCTTGAAGGTCAGTTAATCAAGGCTGAAGCTGAGGCTAAGGAACTAGCTATGTTGCTAGATAGCCTAGATGAAATGGTTGGAGATCCATTTGCTGATTGGCCTGGCACTATCACACGAATTAAGGAACTGCTTAAAACACTTAACATTAAAATACCTATTGAAACCCTATTTGCTGAAAAGGGTTTAAAGCTAGATCAAAACACGATGACAGTTACCAAGCTAGACAGCATGAATGTAAACGCCAATAACGTTTATGTTAATGGTCAGTTGCAAAGTAACGGCGTTATTGCAACAACGCCAGTAATTCCATCAACAGTTCCTAATCCAATAATCCCAATACCTGATTTAACAACTTTAAGTGATCCGGTAATTGCAGCATTTTTAGCAGGTGATCCTGTCGTAATTGCAGCAGTTGAAAACAATGCTTTAGCCAATGCAGCATTAGCTGATGCAGAATTAATACTTGCTGAAGCTTTATTAGCTGAATCTGGTGGCGATGGAGATACTAACATTACTGTCATTGTTGAAGGATCAGTAGTAGCAGCTGAGGATTTGGCTGAAACGATTACCGACATTCAGTACACATATCAGAGAACTGGAAAGGGCTTGCTGTTTAGCAGCATAGCTATCTAATGCCAGCACCGACAGTAAGAGTGTTTGTTGACTTTGACAGCGATACTGCATTTGAAATTAACCCACTTATCCTAGATAGCCTTACTGAAGGTATCTTAGGTACTAATACCCTTGGCTCTGGAACATTGCCAGTTGAGATTACTGACCTAGTAACAAAGATAAACATTCGCAGGGGTCGTAACCGCATAACATCTAAGTTTGAGGCTGGAACCGCTAACGTAGTTCTCTATGATCAAAATGGCGATTGGAATCCCACCAACCCGAATAGCGCCTACTACCCTAACTTAGTACCCTTAAGGCAGATAATCATATTTGCTACTTATGCCACCAATGATTACTTCCTGTTTTCAGGCTTTATCACCAATTACGATACTGGCTTCAGGCAAGGCAATGATGAACTAAGCACAGTTACCCTTAAATGCGTAGATGGCTTTAAGCTTCTTGCAGGCTCAGCCATAGACACAGTAGCAGGCTCAGGGGTTCAGCTCTCAGGGGCTCGCGTGAATGCCATCCTAGACGAGATAGAATGGCCTATAAGCCTACGAAATATAGATACTGGTGATTCTACCCTACAGGCAGACCCAGGAACCGCTAGAGATGCCTTAGAAGCCCTATTTACAGTAGAGCAGAGCGAGTTTGGGGGCATCTTTGTTGATGCCAATGGCAAGGTAGATTTTGTCAGCCGTAACAACCTAATCTCTAACCCAGCCTTCCCGGTTTATGAGTTTAGTGATCAAGGCGTGGACATCTCCTACACCAATGCAGTAGTAGCGTTAGACGATACTACGCTGATTAATGATGTGACTATCACACGCCTAGGCGGTACAGCTCAGAATGCCTTTGACCAGGCTTCAATTGACAAGTTCTTCCTTCATTCAGGCACACGCTCAGGCATATTAGTACAGACAGATGCAGAGGCTTTAAATCAGGCTCAAGGCATCCTAGCCACACGCAAAGACCCTGAAGTACGCATAGATAGCATTCAGCTAAATCTCTATGATGATACAAACCCCAATAAGCCATTGGCAGGGGTAGACATAGAATTGCTTGATGGTGTAACAGTTACTAAGACTACCCCAGGCTCTAGCAGCGTGGTGCAATCAAGCCTAGTAAATGCTATTCATCACGACATTACCAAGTCATCCTGGATGACTACCCTATACACAACAGAACCGCTACTGGCAGGCTTTGTCTTAGATTCCGATATATCGGGTATACTAGACACAAACGTGCTGAGCTACTAAGGAGAACAAATGGCAGGCGCAGGATATAAGTTGTTCAATACCGGGGATGTGCTTACCGCAGCCCAGGTCAATACGTATTTAAATGAGCAAACAGTTATGGTGTTTGCCAATGCTGCAGCTCGCACAAGCGCGCTAAGCGGTGTATTGGCTGAAGGCATGATGTCTTACCTACAAGATACTAATTCAGTAGAAGTTTATGATGGTTCAAACTGGGTATCTGTTGGATCCACAGGTGATATTACCGGCATTACAACTGGCACAGATTCAGGTTTATCAGGCGGTGTTACTAGCGGTACAGCAACTTTAAGATTAAAACTAGAGTTTGATGCAGAAACAGGCACTACTTACACTTTAGTAGCAGGCAACCTTAACCAATTGGTAACACTTGATAACGCTAGCCCTATTACTTTAACTGTACCGCCGTCTGTATTTAGCGCGGGTGATGTAATAAACATAGCGCAGATTGGAGCAGGTCAAGTAACACTAGCGCAAGGCGCAGGTGTAACAATAACTAGCACAGGTGCAACCTCTAGCGCACCTAAACTACGCGCTAACAAATCTGCTGCATCTATTATCTGCACAGCATCAAATACATTTTTGGTCGTAGGAGATATAGCGTAATGAGTTTATTGGGCATTATAGCTTCATCTAAATTAGTAGCAGTTCCATTAACTGTTGATTACTTGGTTGTTGCTGGTGGTGGTGGGGCTGGTGGAGTTGAAGGCGGCGGTGGAGGTGGCGGCGGCTTGCGTTGCACAGTAACATCAACTGGCGGTGGTGGTGCTTTAGAAAGTGCTTTGAGTTTAACTGTTTCTACTAATTATGCATTAACAGTTGGAGCTGGAGGATCAGGAACTTCTACTGGAACTGCTACTTCTGGTGCTAATTCTATTTTTTCAACTATCACTTCAACTGGCGGTGGTGCTGGAGGTTATTTCAATAATAGCGCTATTTCTCCTTTGACAGGGGGTTCTGGCGGTGGCGGTGGTGGCGTAGGAACTCAAGGTGGTGCTAATGGAACTGCTAATCAAGGTTTCAGCGGTGGTAATGGTATTCGCGGCAATAATGCTGGAGGCTCTGGCGGTGGCGGTGGTGGAGCTAATGCACAAGGTTCTAACGCAACAGGTTCAGCAAATGCTATAACACCCGGAGCCGGCGGTAATGGTGTTGCAACATCTATAAGCGGTTCTTCAACAACTTATGCTGGCGGTGGCGGTGGTGGAACTGATGATCGCAGCGATGTCGGTTACCAAACTGGAGCAGCAGGTGGAACTGGCGGCGGTGGAACTGGTGCTAATTCAACTTCTTCAAATGTAACGGGTGGTAACGGAACTGCCAATACTGGCGGCGGTGCTGGTGGCGGTGGATATTATAGTGGAACTGGACAATATGGCCCTGGTGGTAATGGTGGTTCAGGTATTATCATTCTTAAATATCCAGTTACATATACTGCAACTTTTAGCGGTGGCGTAACACAAAGCACAACTACAAGTGGTTCATTTAAGATTTCTACTATTACCGCCGCAGGCGTTTCAGATACAGTGAGTTGGGCATAATGGCACATTACGCATATTTAGATGACAACAACATTGTCGTTGCAGTAACAGTTGGCAAAGATGAAACAGAACTAATAGATGGATTAGATACTGAAACCTATTATGCTTTGGGAACGCCTTATTCAGTTAAGCGCACTTCATACAATGGCAATATCCGCAAGCAGTATGCTGGCATAGGTTATAGTTATGACCCTGTTGCAGATGTATTTATTGCGCCACAGCCTTATCCATCTTGGTCACTAGATGAGAACTTTGATTGGCAACCGCCAACACCTAGACCTGCAGGTATGCGTTGGTATTGGGATGAAGATAGCTTAATTTGGATTGAAGTAAATGCCTAAACTATGCAAAGCTGGTCAGCAATTACGCGAGCAGATAGATGATGCGTTCCCCGATAGAGATAGAACTTCACCAGAGGGGTGGCTCGGTGATCAACGTCATGCAGCGCGTAAGTCCGATCACAATCCAACTGCTGAAGGCATTGTACGTGCCATTGACATTAACGCTAATCTGCAAACCAACCCAGCCGAAGCATTTGATTTGGCAGATCAGTTACGGCTACTTGCCAGAACTGATAAAAGAATCAGCTACATTATCTTCAACAGCAAAATTGCGAGTTGGAAGAAAAACTACAAGTGGAGAAAATACACAGGCATAAATCCACATAAGACACATATTCACATTAGCTTTACTGCTAAGGGCGATAGAGATGGCAGTATGTTTGAAATACCGATACTAACAGGAGAGCCCTTAAATGGAACAAGCAAAGCAAGTAAGCGCAAGTTGGGCGAGAAGCTTTTTAGCCGCCGGAATAGCAACCTATTTAGCGGTGGGCTGGGATGCACATGCAATTGTAAATGCAGCGTTAGTAGCAAGCCTTCCAGTAATCTTGAGATGGCTTAACCCTAACGATTTGGCATTTGGTCGGCGTTGAGCCCGGCTGAATGGGCAGGCTTTGTAGCTGCCACCTTATCGTGCTGCGCCCTTATTGTCGGCGGTCTTAGATATATTATTAGACATGAAGTGCCAGCAATACTTGAGGCATCAAATATCGTGTCGCGCATAGATAAACTTGAATCAATGGTCTTAGAATTGCTTACTCATGAGCGCAAGAAGAATATCAAAAAGCGAACAAGCCGCTAAGCGTAAGCGGAAAGAAGCCGCTGCGCGTAGAACAAAGGCTGACATTCTCCTACCCATAGATATATGGGCTGCATCAATTGTTGAATGTTATGAAGCCTTAGTCCGTGCTGGATATGGTGAAGATAGGGCGCGCTGGTACATTGAAGAACAGCTGCGTTTACCCGATTGGGTAATACAGAATCCTAATCATTCTCCATATGAAGATGAAGATGAGGATGAAGATTAAGCGAATCGTAGTTATATCTGATTTGCAAGTACCCTTCCACGATAAGAAAGCAGTTAAGAATGTCGCACAGTTCATCAGAAAATACAAACCTGATGACGTTCTATGTGTGGGCGATGAGATTGACTTCCAAACAATTAGCCGCTGGTCAACCGGTAGGGATGAGTGGTCAGGAAGTATTGGCAGAGATCGTGACGAAACTGTCAATGTCCTCGCCGAGCTTCAAGTACGACATCTCAGCCGAAGCAATCACGGAGCAAGGCTCTACAATTCACTAAGCAAGCGCCTGCCTGGGCTCATTGGTCTGCCTGAATTGACTATAGAAAAGTTTCTACACCTAGATGCCTTAGGAATTACCTACCACACCAAGCCATACCAGTTCCATGATGAATGGGTAATGGTTCATGGTGATGAGCAGAGCACTAAGCCACATGGGGGTTTAACAGCCCTAGAAGCGGCCAAGAGGCATGGTAAGAGCGTAGTCTGTGGTCATACCCATAGGCAGGGCATATCATCCTATTCTACGGCCTCTGGTGGCGTTTTAACGGGCGTTCTTACAGGTTTTGAGGTCGGACATCTAATGGACATCTCAAGGGCGCATTACACCCGTGGAACGATGAATTGGCAGCAAGGCTTTGGTTTGATTTATATAGACCGAAAGCGTGTCCAGCCTGTAGCCATACCAATAGAAAAAGATGGCAGCTTCCTTGTTGAAGGCAAGCGATATGGTTGAGGACATTTTCCCAATCCATAGAACTATTGATGACCATATGGATAACTATGACGGCGTGTCGTATATTGACAAATAGCATATAGACCCCTCAAAATAGGATTTGAAATCCTATTTGAAAGGGGTTTAGGGCATGACGATTAAGTATGATCGTAAGTCGGGTGCGTATACCGATGGCAAGCACTTTGTGCGAGCTTCATACATACGTGATTACGCTAAAAAGAAACTAGGCATGAGCCAGCAACGCGGCAGAATAAGCCGTGAAGTTTTGGCTGCCTATTTTTTAGATGTACATGGGGTGAGCGCAGATGTTGAATGATATTCGTTTAGTTGAGTTAGCACTCTATTGCTTTTTATTTGTTTTAGGTGTTTACACAATCGGTGTATTCATTAAGGAAAAAGGATATAAGGAAGGCTGGGCAGATGGGTACAGGCGAGGAAAAGCAGTTGCGAGCGAAAGACATATTGACTAATGCAAACGACACGATCATTAACAGAGGGTCAACGCATGGTCATTACGACCACACAATGCTACGAACGGCAAAGCTCTGGGAATCATACTTTGAGCGACCTATTGAGCCGATGGACATTGCAATCTGTATGGCATTGGTCAAGCTCGCAAGAATTATGGAAACTAAATCAAATCACGATTCTTGGGTGGATGCCGTTGCCTACTTCGCCATTGCCGGAGAACTCGCCGTCAAAGATTGGGATGATCTTAATGCTTTCTAGATCACCTAAGGGAACTTGGTGTGATTACTGCAAAGGCCGATATGGCACTAGCAGTTTACGTGGACAAACGCAAGCTGTATGGCAAATTACTAGCAAGCGATATGGCAAGTTAATTGTCAGGCATTACTGCCAATCTTGTGCTAATGAAGTCCAGGCATGGCCTGATGGCACAACTTGGACTTTGAAGGAACAAATTGACTATGCAAAAGGAGAAACCCTAGATGTTTAATTTAGAAAATTACGAAGATGTAGATACGAGGATACATAAATTTTATGAAGCAAATCCAGATGGAGCAATTATTACAGAAATGGTTTCAAATGAAGAAGAAAAAGGAATTGTCATCTTTAAGGCATACGCATACCGCACCTATCTTGATACTGCTCCTTCCTCTGTGGGTTATGCGCGTGGTGCTCGCAAGGATCGTGGTGTCGATCGTGATTTTTGGCTTGAGAATTGCGAGAGCTCTAGCATTGGAAGATGCTTGGCAAATCTCGGATTATCTGCTAAAGGAAAGCGCCCAAGCTCTTTGGAAATGGCAAGGGTTAATGACGTTAAAGCAAGCCCTGAACCCATACGTGTACGCACAAAAGAACACAAGGAGTTCTTAGATGCTAACAACAAGGAAACTGAAATCATCTGGGATACAACGATTGAGCCACCGGCTGACTATGAACCCGTATTTGAGAATGCAGTTGCTCTTGTTACTGAGAAGTTATCTGCCCACCCTGTTCCAATGTGTAAGCATGGCGCTCGTGTCTTGCGTGAAGGTACTGGCAAAAATGGTGCTTATCGTGGTTGGGGTTGCTTACTTCCTATGAGGCAAAAAGCTGAGCAATGCAAAGCAATATGGATGATGCTAAATAAAGACGGAACTTGGTCATTTAGGCCTGAAGATGAAGAATTGTTAGTGGGGTGATGATGTGTTAGTGATGGATAAACTACTTGACGTGTGCGACAATTGCAATGAGCCAATAACGGCTGGGTCTGCAAAACCTTGCAAATGCCACACATGCCAAGTTAGGACTAACTAAATGAGTAATCAAAGTCGCAAGCACCGAGGCTATGCAACGCAGCGTATTGTAGCAGAATACTTGCAAGGGCAAGGCTGGAAGCATGCGCTACCTGTTGGGGCTGGTAGAAATGGCTCGGACATCACGGGAATTGATGGCCTGGACATTGAAATCAAAGCTAGGACAAACCTAGATTTGTCTGGGCTTATGCGCCAACTTCATGATCGCAAGGCAAACAAAGGGATGGGCGTGGGTGTTCTACGTCTAAATGGTCAGGGTGAGAAATCCGTTGAGCAATACGTTGCTGTTCTCACTTTGGCTGACTTAGTATATTTATTGCAGGCAAGTGGCTACTGAAACCCATTTAATTCATAGATGTATAGGCTGTGGCCTATGGATTTATGGAAAACGTGAAAGGTGTGAGGAATGCTCAAAATAGGTTCACTATGCTCGGGCTATGGCGGTTTAGATATGGCAGTTGAAGCCTATTTTAATGCTGAAACTGTATGGATGTGTGATAACGATAAATATGCAAGCATTGTAATTAAAGAAAGATGGAACTTACCAAACTTAGGTGATTTAAAGGCTGTTGATTGGTCATTAGTTGAGCCAATAGACATTTTAACGGCTGGCTATCCTTGTCAGCCATTTAGTCAAGCAGGGCAAAGAAAGGGCATAAAGGATGAAAGACATATATTCCCATATATCATGCAAGCGATTGGCATACTTCGACCAAGATTCATTATCTTGGAAAACGTCAGAGGGCATCTTAGCCTCGGATTTAAAGAAGTTCTTAAAAGCCTTGCCAAAACAGGGTATGATGCAAAATGGCGTGTTGTACGAGCTAGTGAAGCAGGAGCGCCCCATCAAAGAGCGCGATTGTTCCTTGTTGCCTACCCCAGCGGCAAGGGACTACAAAGGTCCTGGAACGAGATCAATGACATTACCACTAGCTTTATTGCCAACACCAACAGTAATTCATGTAAGGAATTACGACGAACCGATAGAAGTATTCATGCAACGCCAAGCCAAATCATCAACAGGTCAAATAGGCAAGAGCGTGGGCTTGGCTTTGAGATTACAGAAAGAGAAGTACCGCCTACATTGGATCAAAACAAACTAAACCCTCAATTTGTTGAATACATGATGGGTTTACCTGAAGGTTGGGTAACTAATTTAAATATAAGTAGATCACAACAACTAAAGATTTTAGGTAATGGAGTAGTACCTCAACAAGCTTACTACGCATTACAATTGCTGTGCGACACACCGATAATTGAGCGTGAAAAACAAATGAACTTGACAGAGGCATTATGCTAGGCATGCCAGCAAGCCTGAAAGGCAGCTTGCACGGCAAGCAAGCATTCGCAAGAGCTATGTTTATTGCTGGATTAGCAATTGCACTACTGCCGCTGCAAACATTACAAACTAACGCTGCTGATAAGCGCAGCTATCATATTATGAATGTTAAGTTATATGCCTATAATCAAATGGAATGGAAGCAGTTTGAATGCTATAACTGGCTTATACATCATGAGAGTAGATGGAACTATAAGGCTAAGAATGGTAGCCATTATGGATTAGGTCAGATGCGCTCCAAGTGGTATGGCACACTAGATCCATATAAGCAAGTAAATGTACATATTAAGTACATTAAACATAGATATGATGGTTGTGCTTGTAAGGCATATCAACATTGGAAGGATAAAGGATGGCACTAAAGCCATACAGAGCTACTTCCCATTGGAAGAAGATAAGGTTAAAGGTGCTTAATCGTGATGCATACACTTGTACATATTGTGGGGAATCTGCTAATGAAGTTGATCACGTATATCCCAAGTCGAAGGGCGGTGAAGATACGTTGGATAATCTGGTGGCTGCGTGTAGAAGCTGCAACATCAAAAAGAAAGATGCCGTTTTTTTAGGCTCAACGTCTACCCCCCCTGCCTTTCGCTTCAATAACTCTCCAAAAGGTGCAAATCAATCCAAATCAGTTCAAAACGGACATACATCAATCCATGTTGATGCGGATTCACCCTTTATTAGTCCAGGTCAGCCGGGGGCTAATTGAAAAAGGCACTTAAAGGAGCAACCAAGCCGCGCTTGCAAAATGCGCCGCTAAAAGGAAAGTCCAGGCTACCTGAGGTCAAGAAGTTTCTTGATGATCTAAACCTTACGCTGCTGCCTTGGCAGGAATATGTGCTAAAAGATTTGCTGGCAGTAGATAAGGCTGGTAAATGGCGTAGAAAGACAAGCTTGCTGCTAGTAGCACGTCAAAATGGTAAAACACACCTAGCACGTATACGCATCCTTGCCGGTTTGTTTGTTTTTGGCGAAAAGAATATAGTGGCTATGTCATCTAACAGGGGTATGGCCTTAGATACCTTTCGGAAGGTAGTTGAAGTTATTGAGGATAACCCAATGTTGATGGCTCAGGTAAAGCAAATCCGCGTGGCTAATGGTCAGGAATCAGTAGAGCTTCTTAATGGGGCTAGATATGAGATAGTCGCGGCAACAAGAGATGGTAGCCGTGGTAAGACCGCGGATTTGCTATACATTGATGAGTTACGTGAAATAGATGAAGATTCTTGGACAGCTGCTAAGCCTATTACTAGGGCAAGGCCAAATAGTCAGATATTTATGACTAGTAACGCTGGTGATATGTATTCCACAGTACTGAACAATATGCGCAGTATGTGTTTGTCATATCCACCCGCCACTATGGGATTTTGGGAATATAGTGCTGACGATTTTAGCAAGATTACAGATCGTAACGCCTGGTATCAGGCTAATCCGGCATTGGGCTATCTAATTGATGAAGCAACCATTGAAGAAGCAATAGCCACATCTAGCGTTGAGGCTACACGCACCGAAACCCTTTGCATGTGGATTAGCGCGCTTAAATCGCCATGGCCACATCAAGCATTTGAGGATTTAGGCTTTGCTGAGCTAAAACTAGAGCCAGGCAGGCTGACTATATTTGGCATGGACATATCGGTTAACAAGAAGATGGCAAGCCTAGTTGCTGGCCAGATTATGGATGATGGCAAGGTTGGCGTAGGCGTTATAGCTCAATTTGAAAGCCAAGTAGCCATAGATGAACTTAAAATGGCTATTGAAGTCAATGAATGGGCTAAGCAATACAAACCCAGGATGATTTGCTTTGATAAGTACGCCACCATGAGCGTTGCTGAGCGATTAAGCCAATCAGGCCATAAGATTCAGGATATGTCCGGAACTGTGTTCTACCAGGCTTGCTCTGATTTATATGACAGCATAGTTAACTCTAGGATTGTACATGCTGGGCAACAATCGCTAGTTGATAGCATGAATAACTGCGCGGCTAAAGAATCGGATGCCGGGTGGCGTATCGTGCGCCGTAAGTCGGCTGGGGATGTGTCAGCTGCCATCTCATTAGCCATGGTCGTGCATCAATTGCTAAAGCCACAAAGCAAGCCACAAATCTATGTCTAAAATGCTAGATATGTCCGTTTTGTGTGCTATCATTAAACGATGGGTCTATTAGATCGTTTTCGCCCTGCAAAAATAGAGGCGCAACTCGCACCGCCGTTAATGACGGATTCTTTTAATTATTTTCTTCCATTAGCATTTAATCCAGTTGGCAGAGAAGAAGCTATAAGCGTTCCATCTGTTGCAAGATGCAGAAACCTTATTGCTGGAACAATTGCAACGTTCCCACTTTGCTTATACAAAAAAAGCACAGGCGAAAAACTAGGAAAGCCATTATGGCTAGAGCAACCAGCTACAGCGCAACCAATATCTGTAACTTTAGCTTGGACAGTAGATTCACTATTATTTTTTGGCGTTGCATATTGGCGTGTAACAGAAACTTACTTTGATGATGGCAGACCAGCAAGATTTGAATGGATTGCACCAGGTCGCGTTTCATTTGATAGCGATCCTGTATCACAATACATAACACGCTATTACATTGATGGCAAAGAAGTTCCGATGTCGGGTCTTGGCTCTTTGATTACATTCCAAGGTTTAGATGAAGGTGTATTAGCGCGTGGCGCAAGAACTTTAAGAGCTGCAATTGATTTAGATAAGTCAACAAGCGTTGCAACTGCTACGCCAATGCCTTCAGGTGTCATTAAGAACACAGGTGCAGATTTAAGCAAAGAAGAAGTTGATGCCATATTGGCAGCTTGGAAGTCGGCACGATCACAGCGCGCAACAGCCTATCTGACTAGCACTTTAGATTACGTGCCGACCAGTTTTAGTCCTAAGGACATGGGCTACGTTGACCTAATACAAAACATGAGTACGCAAGTAGCACGTTTAATGAATGTACCTGCATATTACATAAGTGCAGATATGAATAACAGCATGACGTATGCCAACGTTCAAGATGAGCGCCGTCAGTTCGTTTCTTTATCTCTAGCGCCTTACTTGCATGCCATTGAAGGCCGACTAAGCATGAATGACATTACAGCATCAACTAACATTGTTAAGTTTGATGTAGAGGATGCTTTCTTGGCAGTAAATGCAATTGAAAGATTAACTGTAATTGAGAAAATGTTATCACTTGGTTTAATTACAGTAGAACAAGCCATGGAAATGGAAAACCTATCACCGAATGGAAATGAAAATGCACCTAACATTTACTAGCGATTTAGAATGCTCAATTAGTGAGCGCACCATCTCTGGCAAAATTGTGCCGTTTGATGGTGAGATTGGGCAGACATCTGCTGGCAAAGTTGTATTTGAAAAAGGATCAATTGAGATTCCTGACAGCCCTAAGCCAAAGCTTTTGCTAGAGCATGATGCAAAGAAGCCAATTGGTCGCATGGTGTCTTACAGAGAAGATGAAGATGGCATGTATGCCACATTTAAGATTAGCAACACGACACGCGGAACAGATGCACTAATTGAAGCATCTGAGCAATTACGTAGCGGCCTATCAGTTGGCGTTGAAGTCATTGATGGCAAGCGCGAAAATGGCGTATATCGTGTACTAAAAAGCAAGATGGAAGAAACAAGTCTTGTTCAAGCTGCTGCGTTTAAAAGCGCGGAAGTTTTGAGCGTTGCTGCATCTGAAGATGATGCTGCAAAAGAAATAACAACCCAAAACGAAAGCGAGGCCGTTGTGGAAGACACAACAAACGCCGTAGCCGTTGCGCCTGAGGTTGAAGCCCCTGCGGTGGAAGCTTCGCGCCCAACAGTTACAGCACCAATTTATGCCAAGCCACGTTTAGAGTTCACCAAGGCTAAGTACCTTGAAAACACTCTACGTGCAAAGTTCCTTGGCGATGACGATGCAGCAATGTATGTCCGCGCTGCCGACAACGAAACAACTACTGCTCCTGGCATGGTTCCAACACGCCAGCTAACAGAGATTATTAACCCATTATCAAATGCAGACCGCCCAATGATTGATTCAATCAGCCGCGGAACCCTACCTGATGCTGGCCTTGTATTCCAGATTCCTAAGGTAACTGCTGTACCAACAGTAGATCAGATTAATGAGAATCAAGCAATTGCTGATTCACAACTAACTGCATCTTTTATCAACGTTGATGTTAAGCCATTCAAAGGCCGCGCAATTACAACTGTTGAGCTAATTGATCGCTCAAGCCCAGCATTCTTTGATGAGCTTGTACGTCAAATGGAGTTTGCGTACGCAAAGGAAACCGACTACTACGTAACTGCTGAAGTTGCAAACGATGGCGTTCTAAACGCAGATGCAACAACTGAAGATAAGACAGGTCTATTGACTTACATTGCAAACGCCGCTGGTGCAATCTATAAGGGAACACTTGGCTTTGCTCGTAACATTGTAGTATCACCTGAGCAATGGTCAAAGATTATGTCCTATGAAGATGGTGGCCGCCCAATTTACATTGCATCAAATCCACAAAACAATGGTGGAGTTCTTTCACCAGATTCTGTTTCAGGAACAGTTGCAGGCTTAACCCTTCGTGTCAACCGCCAAATCTCTGGAACTGGTAATACAGGTCTAGGTGATTACTCAATGGTAGTTATCAACCCAGATTCATATCAATGGTTTGAATCACCACGCTTCCAGCTACGCACAAACGTAAACAGCGATGGAACAATTGACTTGCTGTACTATGGATATGGAGCGTTGGCCACCAAGGTGGGCTCCGGGGCTAACTGGTTCAACAAGTCCTGATCTAACTAACTAGATCGTAGAGTTACCCCGGCGCACAGCCCTTGCGCCGGGGCTAACATTAGAAAGGAAAGACAATGCCTGCAACATACGTAACTGAAGCGGAACTTCGTTCTGCCCTTGGCATTGGTGCTTTATACACTTCAGCAGTAGTGGAAGAATGCTGCCAAGCTGCTGAAGACATTGTAAAAAGTAAGTTATGGTTTAATACTCAATCTGTTTACGCATTAGAAGCCACAGGCACAACAGGGCGCATTTATATTTATGAAAACGTAGATCAATTTTTAGTTGGCGATACAATAACTGTTGAAAATGTACGTCAACATTTCAATGGCTCACAAACAATTACTGCCGTGGGTAAAACTTGGC